GATTCTAAATGGATGGAAGCAGGACAACGCCCAGTTCTACGTGATGCAATGGAAGATGTTGCCAAAACCGTAGAGTATATGCTACAATGTGAACATAAGGGCGATTAGCTCAGCGGTAGTAGCGTCTCCTTTACACGGAGAATGTCGGGGGTTCGAATCCCTCATCGCCCATTATAAATAAGTCAAACATTCCTAATTGAAGTAGGGAACACATTATATTGTCCAATGGAAAACATAAAGATTAGGTGCCGCTCCTGTGGTAGGGAGTTAGAGGGGCATCAGAATAAAACGGTGACTTGTGGTTGCCCAAATATGGCAACGATTCGTGGTGACAAGATTTCTGCAAAGGATTTGTCAGATATTGTGATGCTGAATGCTTATTCTCAACAAAAGAGTAAAGGTGTTTTATCGCAAGAAGATATTCGTTGGCAAGAAGAACGTCGTCAGCGCAAGGTTCGAAAGTTGGACTTTGAGGTGCGATAAATACTCAAAAAGTGTCACTTGACAAATGGGTATTCAGATAAACGGTAATAGTGATAATATTTCAGCAACTGATGGTAGTCTTAGTATCTCTGGTGCTACTATTAGTGAATCGCTTGGAATAGGAACTGACTCTCCTCAGGCAAAACTTCATTTATATTCTGGAGGACCACAAGCACAATGGACTGATTCAGACAATGATTCAGATAGTAGAATCAGATATAATGGAAGTTCATTCATCTTTGAAGCAGATTCATATAATGAAATAGCAGATAGTGCATTTTCATTTAGAGTTGATGGTGCAAATATTGCACAAGAAAAAGTTCGTATAAGTAGTGGAATTGGTTCGGTTGGTATTAGAACTGATGATCCAAAAACACCAGTAGATATTAATTGTTATAGTAGTGATAGTGATACTTATAGAGGAACTGTAAAAATAAATCGATACGGTCATATTCTTCAACAGAACAATCAACAAGTTGTTCTTTCAGGTGTCTCAAGTTATTGGGCACTAGCACCTAGAGATAATGGAGATTATAATATTACTTTTTCTGAAGTTGATGCACCAAACACTTTCAACGCCTCTGGTTTTAATGTTTTAACACTCGAACCTAATGGGAATGTTTCTGTTCCTAATGGAAATGTTATTATTGCTTCTGGCAATGGAATTCAGTTTAGTGCCACGACAGGGGCGGGATCAAGTATTTCCGCACAAGTTTTAGATGACTATGAGGAAGGATTTTTTAAACCTACTCTTGAATTTGGTGGTAATTCTGTTGATATGACGTATAATAATAGTGGTTTACCCACCGAATGTAGAGAGGGTTACTATACAAAAGTTGGCAGGTTAGTCACTTGTTTCTTAAGAATTGAAATAACTGACAAGGGATCTTCAACTGGAGAAGCAAAAATTCAAGGTTTACCATTCACGGTCGGTAATGTAATGGCTTCAACATCTGTCCAGGGAAGTGCAACTGTTGGGTTTGTTGATGGTGTTTCTGTTAGTCATACTGATTTTTCAATGCATCCATGGGAGGAAACTGATGAGCTTAGATTATATTACAAAGCTACTGCAGCAGGTGCCGCTGCAGTAATAAATGATACTCATCTTGAGAATGATTTTGACTTTAGGGCAACCTTCTCATATATGACGGATTGATAACCATTAAGTTCAAGTAAAGGAAAATAATTTAATATTTGCTTAATGTGTGTTACGACATGAACACATAGTTGACAGTTTCAAACTAGTGACTAGCATAGCTAGTAAGTAATTCACACTAGCAGAATGGACGACCACACCTATGATAATTGGGTGAAAATTAAAAAGGTATTTGAAGAGTCTGGCAATACGAATAACATGTTCTACAAAAGAGCATGTCATATTGTCGTGACTAGACAGGATCCGGCAGCAAAGTTTCTTGGAGATAAAGATGACAAACCGTCAGGATGATTTAGTAAGTCGTGAAGAAGTTCAGGAGATGATTGATGCTGCCATACGTCGTCACAATCGGAATGCTTCGATTATTAGTATGTGTGTTGGTTGGGTTGTTCTTGCACTTTTTGCTGAGGGTCTTCTTCGACTTATCGGAGTAGTACCTCCTCTTTTGCCATGGTTAAAAATTACTTTAAACTAATGTCAGAAGAAGATTATAAGGAACTACAAGAAAAAGTTAAAGAGTTACGAATGGCATTGTTATTTGAGGAACCATGTCCTCTTTATGAAGAGGTTGAAGATGAATTGGACTGAATTTATTGAGTTTATTGCTAGTGTCTTATACCTTTATATTGCATGGTTGAGTGGAGTTTTGCTTGGTTACTTAATCGGTAGAAGAGATGGGGAGGGTTAATGAAAAAAATCAACACCTTAGTTCTATCATTCACAATCGCAATCATAGATTACCTTTACAGAGGTAGGCACTTCCAAAGGTTCTGGGTATTGGAAGAGATTGCAAGAGCACCATATTTTGCTTTTTTGAGTGTCTTACATTTAAGAGAGTCATTAGGTTTGCGTGGTCCAGAACATCTTTATTTGATGAAAGAACATTTCGATCAGAGCGTCAATGAAACAGAACATCTGGAGTATATGGAGAGTAGGGGCGGTAATTCTTATTGGATTGATCGTTTCTTTGCCAGACACCTCGTTCTTATCTATTATTGGATCAATGTATTTTATTATTGGTTGGCTCCTCGCGCTGCTTACCATCTCTCCTATGAAATAGAATTACATGCTGCTGAAACATATGCCAAGTATCTTGCATATGAGGATTATGATGATAAGAACATTTGGCGTATAATGAATGATGAGATCCAACATTTTCAAGAACTACATAGTGCAATGGAATTAATCAAATGAACAGATTCGATCAGTTTACGGAAGAAGAGAAAAGAAAACTTGCAGAAGCAATTTGGCGTCGTCAAAGATGTTTTATTGCTGGTGATAGGCAATTTAATGAGTATGGAAAAATACTCGATGAGGTTCTTGAAGGATTAGAATACGTTCCAGGGAGGATTGTATGAAAGTAGGAATGATCGGACTTGGACGGATGGGAGAAGGAATGTCCCGCCGTCTTATTGCATCAGGACATGAAGTATGGGGTTATAGAAACAACTATGAAAAAGCTAATGAACAATATGAAAAGGGTTATATCAGTGGATGTACCACTTCTGTGGAAAACCTTGTTCAAGTAGTCCACTCAGGAACAGCAATTTATGGTGAGAAGTCAGGTGAGACTGTTTATCAACCTGGTGTCTTCATGATGGTTGTACCAGCAGAAACAGTAGAGGAAACGATCAATGAGTTACTACGATATTGTCGTGAAGGCGATATTATTATTGATCATGGCAATAGCAATTTTAAGGACAGTCGGAAAAGAGCAGAGCGCCTTGCAAAACTTGGCATCTCGTATATTGACTGTGGCACTAGTGGTGGTGTTTACGGTCTGGACCGTGGATACTGTCTTATGGTTGGTGGCGGAAATACTGCGGTCGCCACTTGTCAAAGCATTTTTGATGCCCTTGCCCCAGGAGTCGATGCTGCCCCCAGGACTAAACCTAACTCATGGGTGACTCAAGCAGAAAAAGGTTGGTTGCATTGTGGTGGTCCAGGAGCAGGTCATTTTGTAAAGATGGTGCATAATGGAATCGAATACGGAATCATGCAAGCATACGCAGAAGGGTTTAATATCCTGCATGAAGCTGATGCTGGGAGCAAATACGTCAAGGCAGGTGATGCTGAGGTGGCTCCGATGGAGAATCCGCAAGATTATCAGTATGATATTAACGTTGCTGAGGTGGCTGAGTTATGGCGTCGTGGTTCTGTTGTTGGGTCTTGGTTACTTGATCTTACCGCTGATGTATTACGGAGCGATCGAGAACTTAGCAAATTCGATGGAGGAGTATCAGACAGTGGTGAGGGTCGTTGGACTGTCCACGCTGCTGTGGATCTCGGTGTTCCAGCCCCTGTTATATCTACTGCACTATTCTCCAGATTCGAATCCAGAAGGTTAGGAAAATTTGCCAATAAAGTGTTAAACGGAATGCGTGCAATGTTTGGAGGTCACGATGTTAGGTAATGCCCTTGCAATCCTGGCAATACCCTTTGTATGTGCCACCCTCGCATTTGGACGATTTAAGGGTGAAACAGTATATTACGAATCGGAGGACTACAAAGGAAATGGAACCGCTCACTAGAGGTATAGTAATCTTCGGTGCCACTGGAGATTTATGTAAGAGAAAACTTATTCCAGCACTATATCAACTTTGGAAAAAAGATCTTTTACCAAATAATTTTTTAATTACTGGTTGTGCCAGAAGATCACCAACAGCATCACAGTGGAAAGAAACTCTTGGAGATTATCCTCAAGAGTTTTTTCATCACTTAGATTATGTTTCTGCTGATTTGGATAATTTGGAAAGTTTAAAGAACCTCCCAGATTATATTGATGATATGTCTTACTTTCTTTCTGTTCCACCAGAAAGGTATGCTAATGCAATCACTAACCTAAAAGAGGTAGGTAAGTTAGATGACCCAGAAAGGACCAGGGTGGTTATCGAAAAACCCTTTGGATACGATTATAAATCTGCTGATTCTCTACAATCTGTGGTTTCTAGAAATCTACGCGAGAAACAAGTCTATCGCATTGACCATTATCTTGGTAAAGATACTGTTAATAATATACTTGCTACTCGTTTCAGTAATATTCTTCTGGAACCACTTTG